CTTGCGCTTGATGAAGGCTTCTGCGCCTTCCCGGGTCAAGTGAGTGTTGATATGTCGCCACTCATCGGAATAGCCAACGATTTTGAGATCGTCACAACCGGCGTATTCGAGAGCTTCAAGCTGATCTTGCTCGTCAAGCTCCTTGAAGGGTTTCTCGTTATCTTCTTCGGATTTTGTGTTAATTTCACAACGATCTTCATCGTCAAGCTCTTCGTAAAAGGCCAGCGGAGTCGCCCACTCACTGCCATCGTTATTGATCACACAGGTGTTTTCACAGTAATCCATATCCAGGCCGTAGATTCGTTTCTTTTCCTGTACATCGAATATCGGATTGGCGGTGCAATGAGCGCCCACGCCTTCGCCCCTATATACGCCTCTCTAACTTCGTCATAGTGCGGCACATGTACCAATGCATGTCCGCACCTGTAATTATCCCGTGACGGCCTACGCAGCCACCCGCATTCCGATTATCTCGTAAAGTGCGTCAGTCAACTCCTTTGCAATCTCACGAGCGATAAAATGTCTCCCCTCCTTGTCGCAAAATTCACGAACCACCCTGACTGGCCGGTAAATATCGTCGAGCATTTTTGCTTTTCGGATCACTCCAGAGTATTTTTCGAGCAAATCGATAATGATTTGTTCCATGACGAGAACGGCCACAATATGGGAGTTTTCACGGCAGGAGGTTTGTCGCACGGTTTCAAAAAATTCCTCTTTTTTGCTGGCGATCCATTGCCGATTATCCCGCGCTCCTGGGGCCCAATGCTTGATCGCCTCGCCTGTCGCGCCATATGCCTCACTGAGAGCCTTTTTTATATCGACGCGTGCGAATGATCGGCCGTCTATCAGCGTCGCAATAAAGCCCATCTCTGAGACGAGCATGACAATGTCCTGGTCTGACTCTCTGCTCATTGCTTTTCCTCCACCCGATTTATCAAATAATCGTTCCAGTCAGCCCCGGCAGCCTCTGGGACCATAACGTCAGCCCGAATTTTACTGACAACCTCAACCCTGTTTGCGAGAGCGTAAGCCGCTTTCTGTCCCGTGTAATTCCGGTCATTGTCGCCAAAAACGACAAGCCTTTCTATCCCTGTCGGCGGCTCAAACGACTCCAATAAAACAGCTGTCGTTGATGCCCACACCGGGACATCATGGAGTTGTCTTGCTGCTATGGCCGTCTCAATCCCTTCGGCTATGCCAAGCACTCTTCGGTTATCGACCGGGAATAACCTGCAAGCGCCACCATTCATTTTTTTCAAAGAAGGCAGGATTTTCTTAGGCGATTCGATTGCAAGTTTTTTGCCGTCAGCGTCAATGTATGTTCGGTGCATCGTCAGCGCCGTGTTGTCCGGCCCGTGGAATATTGCCAACATTGCTTTCTGATTCTGTTTTGTCTCGTTTTCCCAGCAAGCAGGATGGTACCGGAGCTTCTCCGGGATTTCGGTCAACCCCCTTCCGGCCAAATAAAGGCCAACTGGATCGTTCTTGCTGGCAGGTTTCGAGCCGTTGAAAATCGATCTCATTTTCTCAGGCGTCATCCCGGATTCCTTCATTTGCTTCGTTTTCTCAACCACGCCGATTATCCCTGAAACCTCAGCAAGTGCCTGGGGAAAATCAACTCCAAGCACTTTTTGAATCAAGGACCATCCGTCGCCGGCCCCGCATCCGGCGCAATAGTACGTCCCTTTGCCCTCCTTGTTGTCGCACCGAAACCGGTCCTTGCCGCCGCAGGCTGGGCACTTCGTGTGCCTCCCATCGCCAACCTCTATGCCGAGACTTGCAAAAATCCCCAGCCATCTGCCGACCGCTTGCTCTTTGATATCAATCATGCCGCAGCCCTCGATTTTGCTCTTTTAATGTTTATGTGGGTCAGCCAGTTTTTGAAGTTCTGGTCTGGAGCGATTGGCGATGTGTCCTTTAATCCCTTTGGCCAGCATCCCACCTTTTCCTTGTACTTATGAGAAATCCAGCCTTCTTGGTACCCTTTCGACTCCGCATAGAATTTGCACATGCCGTACCATCGCCGTTTTTCGATAGCCGTCATTGAGATTTTCTTATGCTCCACAAGGTCAGCATCAACTGCTGCGATTTTCTTTCCGAAGGATTTCATTTCGGTGCCGCAATCTGGGCAGTTTTTTTCTCCTTCAACAACAGCGTGGCAGGCAGGGCATTTCATCGGCTTTTTCACTTTATCTTTCGGCTCTTTCTTCTTCCACGCCTTGTTTTTGCCGTCGAGTGACCATTCAATTTCATCCGAGACATAACCGTGCTCGTCAATCACCCCGCCGAAATCGAGTAGCACGAGATCCTTCTTGCCCGGAGAGATCCGCAACCCTCTGCCGACGCATTGCCGATACAACCCCAGGCTTTTTGTCGGCCTTGCCATAGCCACGCAAGAAATATCCGGAACGTCCATGCCCTCGACATAGAGCGCAACGTTACAGATGACCGTTGTCCGCCCATCGTCCATATCCCTGAAAACGGCCTCACGTTCCTCGTCAGTGCTGTGAGCGTCGAGGTGGGCAGCTGGTATCCCATTTTTAATAAACTCGTCTCTCAGGTGGATTGAGTGCTTGACGTTGACCGCAAAAACGATTGTCTTCCGGTTTTCTGCGAGTGCGAGCCAGTTTTGCACCACATCGCCAATGAGTTTCGGGGTGTCCACGGCATTGCCAAGCTCTTTTGCTTCATAATCTCCGAGTTTGATTTTGATTTTTGAAAGATCAATTTCTGTCGGAGCATAGTAGCGGATCGGACAGAGATAGCCTTTGCCGGTAAGCTTTCCAACGTCGATGATATCAAGCAGGTCGTCGTACACTTCGCCAAGCCCGCGACCGTCTGCCCGTGCCGGTGTTGCTGTGGTGCCGATGATTATTTTGCCGCTGTAGGCTTTGAAAATATCCTGATACCGCTTGCTGACGGTGGTGTGCGCCTCGTCTGTCAGCACAATATCGGCATCGACAAAAAACTGATTGAATCTGCTGTCGTCTTCGAGCTGCAATCTCCGGTGGTAGGTCTGCACTGTTGAGACATATACGTCCCGGCCTTGCTCGAACTCTTCGCCGGCCATAATCACCCCGGAAGTGATCCCAAAACCACGCTGCAATGTTTCAGCGAATTGTTTAACGAGATTGCGGCGATGGACGAGGAATAAAGACTTTTTGCCATTCTCCCTAGCCAGATAAATGATCTTCGCGTAGATAACGCTCTTTCCGGCCCCTGTCGGCAAAACCAACAACGGCCTTTTATGCCCTGCCCGGATTGAGACTCTCGCCCGCTCGACGGCTTCCTCTTGGTACGCCCTCAGCATCGTATGTGGGGCTTCGATGATATCGCCGGTGTCAATATCAATCGTCTCGCCGTTTTCCATTTTCATTGTTCGCATTGATAGCCCTCGTCGAATGGATTCAATTCTTCCCCTGATCCAACATCCCACTGTCGACCGTCTCCATCGACATAGACTCTCTGCCCAAGTGGCAACTTCCCCTCTTTAATAGTTTGTCTTTCCTTGGTAGGATGTAGTTCAGTGCTACTGCTTATGCTTATACCTTGGGGTACCCTTTCCGAGCCTTTAGGGTCGCTAAGGCTGCCTTTAGGGTCGCTAAGGCTGCCTTTCTTTTTCCCTCTGCCACCGATTGCCCCGTGTTTCGCCTGTCTCTCTCGATATTCCTGCACTTCAAAAATGATCTTTTTTGAATATTCAGTTGTCCCGTTGGCGGCAACAAGATCCAAGGCAAATTGAGAAAGCCACTCTTTATGCTTTCCCCTCGGTATTTTAAAAACCTCTGCCATGAACTCAGCAGCATTGATTTTATAAAAAAATGGCTTCGCTTTATTCACAGTGTCACCAAAAAAAATTGGCATTCAGAAGAACCTATTCCATAGCACGGGCCGACAGTCCCTAGAATAGTTTGGCGTGTTCTTCTGAATGCCAATGATATTTGATTTGCGTTATTCATATTTTTGTCCTGTCGGTTTTAATTAATCCATCCGCAAATACCGTGACTGCCAATCACTAGGATGGATTAATACATTTTACGGTAGAATGCGGAATTTGCAACATTACTCTACTCTTTTTTGCAATTAGATTTAGATTTTTCCAGCTGGTAAAAACTTATTTCGCGAGCCGGTTTGTTCTGGTGCTTGCAATTGCCGCAAAAGGCTAGGTGTTGATTTTCCTGACACCATTTTGCCGTTGTTTCAGTTCCGGCCATCGCTGGGCATTTTACGTCTGGCGGTTCTTTTTGGATCATAGTTTTTTTGTGATACTCAGTTAGTATCGATCTTTTTCTAACACCAATTTTTAGAACAGTTCTGGCCGTATGCCTTTAACCTTCATCACTGTCAGCGTGTTGAGAGTTTTGAAGTTGACGGTCGGTTGTTTCATTTCTTTGACAGCATTCCACATCTCTTCATTCACCAGCTCGTAATAGACGGTTTGCAGGAGGCGAGGGATGTATCGGCTATTCCAGCCATCGTTTTCGTTTGTAATTTTGGCATACGTTTTATTCACAAGGTGCTGAGATACATATCGATCGACAATTTCTTGCTCGACCATCTGCTTGCACTCCTTGACGGATGCGCCCATTTCTTTTACATGCTTTTCCTTGAAGGAGTTGGTCACGATCTTAGCCCAAACCTGTCTCCCAAATCTGTTCTGAAAAGCATAATTTTTGAGGACAATTCCCTCTCCTGCGCCCTGACCGTCTTGGATCAAAAACCTGTTGTTATCCAATTCTTTGAGAAGCGCGTCGTAGGTTGCATTGCGAAGAACGCACAGCGGAGTGATATAGGTGATTCCGTACTGCTCAAGGAGCGGTTGGTAAACGTTGTACGGCATCAACTGGCCGTCTGCCCCCTGAACATCAAAAACATAGAAATTTCTCCATGCTTCTTCGCGATACGTTTTAAGGCTGTGAGGGACAAGCCATTCGCCGTAAAGTCTCAACCCCCCTTGGCTCAACAGCGCATCAATATTTTTCTGCTGCAAGGCCCATGCGTAAAATCCTGCATTGTCGGCATCAAGAGAGAGGTGGCGGTTTCTGCTACCAGCTTGTAGGCCATTATTCCACCACAAACTCCCATTCGTTCCGTCAAGTTTCGGGAATAAAAAACACTCACCTAATTCGATCCCCTGCACTTCGTCAGTTCCAAATCTTTCTACATGCATGTATTTTTCAAATGTCATTTTCTGCTCCAGCCCTGTGGTTGATAATACTTTCATCTCTTCCGCATCTTCCGCCAAACAATCAATAACCTCATCCATCCGATCAATATCAAGCGGCGGATAATCAGTCTCATCGGTGAATGGGTCAATTGTTTTTTCCATTGGTAACCTCAAACACGTGTTTGCATTTTGGACAGGTTGTAATGTCATTATTCGACATCTTCACGCTACCGAAAAACAACATAATAAAAATGCTCAACATAATTGCTGGTCCAGGTTCCCCGCGAGATGCTAGCCAAGCGCAAAAGCCAATCGATGCAGCAAAAGATAAAAACATTGCAGTGCCTACTATTGTCACGTTCATAATCACTCCTAATATTGCGGCGTCCCATCGGCCAGCCAGTAAATAAACCAGCTGACCGATACGAGCCAAAGGGTTGCGCTTATTTTGTGTTCGAGTTTCATGTTGGTTTATTTTATTTCGAAATCGGTCACGGTGCCTGACAGTATTTTTGTGCCTCACCTGTTGGTATCAAAGCCGTTTGTGCATCACGTATCTAAATTTATGAGACACAACTCAAATTCGGTTTTGCACTCCTTGCAGACAACCGGGCCAGGGAATAACTGCCTGGCTATCCTCCTGCATGCAGGGCACGGCCCAGTGTGAGCGCAATCAAACCCGCCGATATCTGCTGGTACTTTCAGTGGGCAATTTCCGCTACACGGATGAGCAACCGTTATTGCGTCACCTCCTGAGTAGATCCACCGCAGCACATCATGCCTGCGCCCAAAATTATCTTTTTTGGGCTTCAGTTGGCAACGGTCGCTGGGTGTCATTGCTTCGCCCCGGAGGGCTGTGCCGCCAGGATGAAAACCCGGCTTATCTACTCGCAGTAAAAATTTACACATGCTCTACTCCATCAAAACCCAACTGATTCCCTTCAGCATCGAAGTACAACTCAAACTCAAAATCACCCGCTGATGAATGCCATGGGCACCTACTTTCAATTTTAGCTGTGTTTTCCGGCATTGTCTTTGGGTCAAACTGTACTTTTTTAATACGAGGGCACCCCTTTTGGGAGCAAACCAATGTCGTATAAATCCGCTGCATTTTTAAACCCTCGTCTGGTTACTTCTAGTTTCAAACTCAACCAATCTCACGCCGCCAATTTCCGCAATTCCCGATACACCCTGGCAGACAATTTCATTCGCGCTTCGATGATGCCTTGACCAATTTCGGCAAGAAGTGCGAAGAGCTTTGCTTTGTCGATGCCTGGCGCTGGAACCTGAACGATCTTTTCCATTACCGGCCTCGATTCATATTCGTGTTCGAGTTTTTTGGTGGTTTCCAGCAATGATTTTTGCAATTCTTTTACAAACTCTTTGAGCGCGAAATCTTCAGCGTTAAGGGCCTGCACTTTTGTCGTCAGTATTGATCTGTCGTGCGTGAGTTCGTTGATTCTGGCGGTCATCCCGGAGATGGTGTTTTCATGTTCGGCGCACTTCAGCGACAACGCCTGTGCTGCCGTGTCACCTCCGTCTGCTGGTTGAACTATCCCGGCAATCTCGACAACCTGTTTCGACTCCTCGGCGCTGATAAATGGCACGAGCGAGCCGTGGAAATATCGCAATGCCTTGACCGTCGCCTCAGGCCGTAATTTCGCGGACCCGAGGAGATTCATGCATGTTGAGCAAACCAACATTTCGTAACTGCTGGACAGTGGCTTCGTTTGGCCACATAATTCACATTGACGCTTTTCTTTATCGCTTGACACGTTGCGCATCTCCTTTTGTTTTTCTGATCTGAATTTCAAAAACTCCTGTGCTTTTTCTTGTGGTGTCACGGCTATCTCAAATTGATTCGATTACTTTTTTTTTCTCACAAACAAGGTGCTTAAACTCACCCACCCTTTCGTTAATCATCTCAAATATTTCCGCAGAATCGCTGCGGAATATTCTGTCGATGAACAATCTTTTCCCCTCAGGAAATGTTGCGCAGAAAGAAACAAAGTCCCACCACTCCCGGCCAGATATCATCAGCTCTAAATAAAGCTGCCATTTATATGAGGGATCAAATGACCCGCGTTTTACGGTCTGGAAATGGACGGATTGGATCACGCTTTTTATTTCAATGCCGCCATCATCATCAACAAGACCATCCGGAGAAACGCCAAGTAAATCTTCACTGTCGAAAAATCCGCCATTCGTTACCGTCACAAATTGATCCTGCTCATACAATGCCCTGGCAATTGGTTCCTGCTCTTTACCGCGATCCATATGCTCGTTACTGTATGTAGATTCCTGCCGCTTCCCGGTGATCTGTTCTATTGCTATTTGCACCGCCAAGTCATGCGCAGGAGACCCAAATGCTTTCCCGAAATTCGCCATAACTTTCCCTACACTGGACCCTCCCAGTTTGCCGCATCGCAAATCGAGCCACTCATCGGTATTCTGCTCTATGTCATGCCAAATCATTCCGGCACCGATTCAGTAGAGGCAATTATCAGGTTGCGGTTCACTTCGCTGATTTCCATATGTTTCTCGATCTCGGAAAACGTCTTTGTTTTGGCGTAAACCTCAACGGCTCGACTCCATGCCTTTTCGTTATCTGGAGTCAATTCCTGCTTCCTCACGACAGGACGTTCCGTGCTGATCCTTAACCCTTCTACCGTATCGCGACCGAACCGAACGGCATTATCCACATAGACAGTCACCGGGACGTTTAGCCAATCCTCAATAAATGCGCTGCCGGTCAGGTTTTTGATGGTCCGACTGTTCGTGGCATTGAGGATCATCGGCTTTAATTCTTCGCCATGGCGTATCTCGCGCTCTTTGAAATATGCTGTGTTAAACTGATCCTTGGTTTTCTTGGTCTTATCGGGATCGAGGGACACTCGGAGTATTGTCAATACTGTCGGCTCGACTATATCTGCAGCTGACAGGTATGGGCTGTTGAATGCCTTCCTGTAATGGGTTTTCTCTTTTTCTGTCGCCATGATCATCTCCCTATTTTAATTAAGCCCTGTTCGAGCATCATTTTTTGAGTCCTGAAAATTCCCTCGTAAAATTTGATGATTTTCAAAGCATCGTCAAACGCCACCACATGATTTAGATTTGGCAACCGGTCAACAACCAAGTGGCAAGCCGAGCAGCAGTATGCCGCTTCTGTGTCGATCCGCTTCTTACCCATCCCGCCGCCGTTTCTATGGGCAAGGACGGTTGTCTCTGGATTGCCATTGCACACGCCTTCGAGCCTCACTTCGCAGTCTTTGCCTCGGGCACTTTCGCGTATTTTGCTCATACCAGCCCCTGTAAACTCGGCTCAGTCAGCGTGATTCTCAACCCGACAACAGCATGTTGCTTGATCGCGCTGAGGTATTCCCTCATCTGGGGTACCGAGCATTTCGTTGTTGAGGTCATCGCAACCACCTGTTTCTTCAGTGCCAGGTAATCCGGCTCGCTGTGGGCCTTAACCAGTTTTATAGCCTGTGCCATTTCCGCGTATTCCGGATCGTCGCGGATAAAAATCGAGCAGAGGAATTTTTCCTTATACACCTCATGCAGTTTTTCTTTCGACTCGCCGGTTGAATTGCCGATCTCGGTCAACCAGAGCCACATTAGGCTATTCTGATCTGCACTCCGGTCGATCTTATGCTCGCGGACGATTACCTCGACTTTTCCCTTCAGTTCGAGCATTGACCTGATTACACGGAGAGTGGTGTCGAGGTCGTCGAGGGTTTCTACTGTTAGTTTTCGCATCTGTTTTCCAAGATTCTCAGTTAGAATCAATCAGGCTTTGCCAGTTGCTTTGCATGATTTACAAGGCTTTCTGATCCACTCGCTAAATGGTGATGTACCTGCTCCGAAATGATCGCCAGCGTCGAAGTAAGATTCCGTGTATCCTTTCCCTAAACAGTTTGGACAATTCGTGTTTACAGGATCATTACGGTCGAATATTAAAAGAGCGGTTGCCATGCTTGCTTTAAACTCAACTGGCATTTCTCCCGGCAATTCTTTGCCGTGTTTGTTTTTGTATGGCTCGATGCGCCGCCAAAATGCCCGAATAAATGCCTCAAATTTTGGATGATCTTCAGTTATCTCCATTTCCACCTCAGTTAAAGTCGATCACTAGCTTTGATGCATTTCGATATGCAATAATTGTTTTGGTTTAGCCAATGGTGAAATTGCTTTGCATCCCGTGTGCATCCTAATATTTTGCACTTCTTTTTATTTTTTGAGAGGTTTTCGCACATTATTGATATGCAAAATTCCTTATTTTTATATCGTTCTACTTTGTCGCTACACCACATAGGCTTTCTCCTTTCTCCTTTTTGGCGTTTTGGTTGATACTACTTTCGAATCGATCATTCCGCGCATCACCAAAACCCTCCCTCGCGCTCATCCTCGATCCGTTCCGCCGCAGCATAAACCCGCTCTTTCTCGTCAGCATCGACAACCGCCTTCGTCAACTTCTCGCGGAATTTCCCGGCAAGAACCTCCTCAACCGTAATGCCGTCCTCGCTCACGAATCCGGTCAGGTCCGCGAAAATCTTGCCGGGGTGTTTGCCGATTGTCGCCCATACTTCGGTTATGACCAGACCTCCCTCTTCGTCTATTCCGCACTCGATGTGCATTTCGGTCTTGATTGTGTAGCTGTGCATGTTATATTTCTCCCTGCATGTTGGTTGTTTCGGCCTGGCGTTCCAGCGTCAGGCCGGATTTGTTATTGTTCGAGTGAGTCAATCAGTATCGTCAAAAGTTCTGCCATCCCCTGAGCTTCGTCAGACAGTGGCTTGACTTTGTTTTGAGCCATGGCCTTGGCAATTTTCTTGATGCTTTTCTTCTGGCCTGCGGTGATCGGATCGCTTGAGGCTGCTACCAGTAGATCGATTTCAGAATCAATTACATCGGCACAATCTTTCGTTGCCTGTGCCAGTGTTTTGTGCGCTCCCGCCATGCGGCCAAGTGAGTCGATGAGTATTTGTGCTTCCATTGCTGCTCCTTTTATGCTTTTCCGCGTTTAAATATGCGCTTTATGCGCCGAACTCAGCGATGCAAACAGCATCGGCCCTACCACAATCACGTTTCCGTTTTAGCCTGTCGGATATTTCCGGGTGGCGCTGAATAGCCAAGCCCCGCGCCGCGTCCTTGTCTTTGCCGCTCAATCCAGCCTTCTTTTTCCAGATTTGTGGGCGAACACGACGAACCGGCAGTTGGAGAGCCCCGCAAACCCCGAGGATAATTCCAACTGATTCCCCGAAATGGAACATGCTGGTTCCGCCATTCCCTGGCATTGCTGAAACCTGCTCGATTACCACGGTCAGGTCCGCCCCGTTTTTCATTCCAAGAATAATTGACGTCAATTCATATGGATCGATTTCATGCCCTTTGCCGTTCGTGCGGCCCATTGTCGGCATGTCGGCAATGTCAACTATTTTGCCGTTGTCGAGGGCTGCTATGGCCCCAGTAATTCCTGGGTCAATTCCAATGGTGATCATTTCAAGCTCCGTTAAATTTGGTTAAAAACATCGCGACTGTCTGCCAATTTCGGTACCGCCGCCGCACCGGTTCAGGCCACGAGAGGTTAAAGGAGATGTGGCGTTGAGAGACGATTGGCAGCACTAAAATCTGTATCAAATACCGGATTGATAATGTCAGGAGCGATGTAGCCACGGCCCGCCATTTTCGCGTTGAACGAAACCAACAACATCATCGCTTTGCTGTGCTTCATCGTCGGTGCTGTTCTGTTCTTTTTCGGCTTCCCGGCCTGTTTGTTTTCTCCGCTTTTTGCTTTCGGCCTGACCGTGAGGAAGTCGGCTCTTCGCCAATCGCTGTCGAGTTTTTTGTTCCTCAACTGCGCCGGTGTCATGCCTACTCGTTTTGCGAGTTGCGATGTGGTCAATTCGCCCTCGTTCGTTGGCCAGACAAGAATTGATCTGTCCCCAACCTGCATCCGTGTCGGTTCGCCCGTCACTCTCAATTTGTCGATCATTCCACCACCCCGCAGTATGCCAGCAGGAGAGATATGACGATGATCGCCGCAGCGCTGCACAGGATTTTTTCAAGTATGCTGAGTGACCGATCCTCGCCCTCGTATTCGTACTCCGAGCTATAATCTTTGCATTTGCCAGGAGGTGGGACGGTGAACGGGTGCTGCTCGCGTTGGCGCGACTCCATGCGCTTGGATAACATTTCGGCGGCATGTCGGATCATTTCCTTATTTTGCCTGTCTTCGATTTGTGTTTTTGTCATTTCGCCACCTATTTTGCTAATTCGATTAGGCCAACTATCCAATACATCGCCGTGATAATGGCCGGGAATACCCACCTGTAGATTGATTCGCTCATTGTCGTTTTCTCCGTGATGTTTTCGGCGCGTACCTGAAAACCAGTTCGCGCGGCTGGCTCTTGGTTCGCTGAGATGCCGCGAACTCTTTCATATTTTTCAGTTCGAGCTGCAATGCCACCACTTGTTGTTCCATTCGATGGATTGCTAATTCGATTGGCGATAGTGGTTGGAGTGGCATGGGTTATATCCTCGACTCAATTTGTTTGCGTGGAACTCGGCTCATAACGATCTGCTTCTCCAGTACTCCGCATAAGCTTCAAGGCAGTCGTCGCACACACCGGAAAACTCACCATCATCAAGGCCAAGGTCGTCTTCTGCTTCAGCTATTTGTTCTTCAGTCATCGGCTTAATAGCCATTCCGCAGTCACAGCAAATACCGACCAGTGCCATTTCTTGAGGAGTAAGTTTCATGGTTACACCGGCTCTTCTTCTGCTGACACCGCGTAAACCTCTTGCCACACATCAGCGTGGTAGGCTTTGACGGTCCCATAGTTTTGGTCGAAGACATCAATTGCCGGGATTTCCATTGATGCTGCCGCGGCCTTCAGCTCTCGCCAGTTGAATTTCTGACCATGCTGAATCATCGACATGCGTTTGACGGTGATGTACTGTTTAGACCGGTCGAGTTGCTCTTCGAGCTTGGTTGCCTTTTTCACGGCTTGGCTCGCGGTGTTCATGGCCGTTGCTTCTCGCCTATGGCCGATCTGCTGCTTTGTGGCCTCTGCGATTTGGGCTCGTTCGTATTGCTCGGCCCATGCTCTGGCTGCGAGGGCCGGGTTGCTGAAGTTCGGCATCTGGAGAGTTTGCTGTTCTTCAAGCTCCTGCCACCGGTCAACTATTCGTGCCGTGAACTCCGGGGAGAGTTGGGCTACCACGATCAACGAAGATCGCTTGTCGAGGTGATAGACTTTGACAGGTTTGGTTGCGGTTTTAATTTCCTCAAATTGAGGTAATTCAATAACAGCGCGGCTTGCGAGCGTTTCAATTGTTCTCTTCACGTTGTCATGTCTCAGCTCAACCAAGTCCGCGACTTCCGTGCTGGACATTTTCTTGATTAGATTTTTGCTGGTGATCAATTCGTTCATTTTGTGCCTCCATTCCGAGCTTGTCTTAAAGCATCCATGTATCCATCGACTAACTCTCGCCTGGCAGTCCTTTTGTTTTTCATCATCCAGATGTCCATTGTCCCGCCGATTAACGAAGATGCTTTGTTGGCAAATACCTTCCCCGCATCTGCTCTGCCTTTAACAACGGCGTTAAACCATTGAGGCGAAACCGCCAGTGTTCTTGCCAAATCAACCTGTTTCATTTCACTCTCCAAATTGTTTCATAATGAACGTGTTTCATTAACTTCATGTTTGTGAATGTAAACCCAAAGGGCGTGATTTTCAAGAGAAAAAATGAATGTAGCAGGCGATTTATGAATGTAAAAGATTTATCATCGAACACGTTCTTGCATATTATTGCAATGTTAAGGGTTGATAATTTATTTTGACAATGAAACAAATAGATGTATAATAATGATAGGAATTGGAGTTACGCTAATCACCAAACTCTGCTATAATAGGAGCCCAAAAATGAATGTTGAAGCACTAGACGAAACCGGGAGAACCATGGCAGAGGACTCGTACGCTTGCTTTTTAGCCGCCTTGAGGCACAAAATGAGACAGGCTAAATACACACAGCTCTTACTTGCAGAGAAAACAGGAAGTTCACCTCAATGGATAAACGCTCTAGTGAGGGAAAGGACAGACAAGAGCGGAAAGACAGCTAGGGCATCAGTGGAGCTACAGGAGAGTATTTGTGAACTATTCGGCTATAGCTATATGGAGTTTCTTCGGCTGGGGGAGAGGATTATTGAGAATATTCCCGGCGGACATATCGACACAGGCCAGGCCGACAAGCAGGAGAGGCCGAATCAGCAGTTACCCTTATCAATTCCTGGGGTAGATGCAAAATATGTAAACCCCATGGACGTAATTGCCGCTATAGGGTCGGTATCAGAATCTTTCACCGCCGCGGCTACTGCCGTCAGCGTACTCGCCAAGCAATGCCAAGACGAAACCGGCGAGAAGAGATTTTGGCGGGCGATGTTTGAAAACCTCCCGGCATCTGTGGTGATTGTGCAGGATGGCATAGTCCACAAGCAGAATATCAAGAGTCGTGACTTGGGGGCGATCCTCGGCAAACCGTTTTGTGAAAATTGCGCCGGGCCGGATTGCGAGAATAAAGATATCTGTCCGGTACACATAGCTACAACTATGGCAAAACCTGCCAGTGGGTATAAAATAATAAAAGAACTGCTTTATAAATTGGATGTTGAGTACGTCCGGTTTAATGACCATGAATATCTGATTATTTTAGCGACTGAAGCAAAAAGCGATATGGTGCCATTCAACAGGCGGAAAGTTGGTGACCGAAGAAAAGACCAGGAGGACGGTGAATGAAAAGTTTGATTATGGCTGTTGTGGCGGCGGTGTTGTTGTCTGGATGTGCAGGTATGAGGCAAAGAGCGGCAGAGAGAAGGGCCGATTTCCAGAGGACAATCCCGCAATGCTCCACCGAGAAGCAATGCTCTGAAATGTGGAGTGCCGCACAAGTGTGGGTGGCGAAAAATTGCCGGATGAAAATACAGGTTGCTACCGATTCAATTATTGAGACATACAACCCTGTCGGGAAGCACAACTCAACAAACCTTGCCGCAAGCGTGACGAAAGAGCCTCTTGGTGACGGAAAGTACAAGATTGTCATAAAAACATACTGCAATAATCCATTTGGATGCGTGCCTAATTCCTTTGAATCTGCAATGGATTTCAACGAGTATCTGGGTTCGTTTAAGCGATGAGCGTCCATAAACTCAAAGACGGTCGATGGATGGTGAATCACCGCAAGGGCGCTGATCCATCTCGGCCAGAAGCCAACAAGACCTATTTCGGGCGAGGATTATCCGCCGAACGTGCCGCCCGCGACTTCGATGCCAATCTTAAAATCAGAAACCCAGAGCAGCCGAGCCCATGTTTCATGGAACTCGTGAACGCTTACATGGAATCCAAAGAGAACACCCTTGCCGCAAGCACAATTGCTCGGTGGTCGGTCAGGATGCACGGAACCATACTCCCAGCGATCGGTGCTGAAATGTCGCACTCTCTCACGCCATCCAGGATCGACCAATACGCAAGCGCCAGGATAGCGACAGGCGTCAAGCGGGTGACGGTGCATAGAGAGGTGTCAGATATTCGCGCCGTGCTGAAATGGGCCGTAAAGCGTAAATTCATCCCGGCAAATCCGATGGACGGCTACGAGATGCCGACACTGGACAACGCAAGGATCCAGCCGCCGACCGAGGCAGAGTTTTCGGCAATCTACCAATGCGCCGTGCCGCACCTTCAGCGGGCAATGCTGATTGCATACTGCACTGGACTTCGCCCGGGAAGAGAAGAACTGCTATGCCTGAAATGGGATGCCGTCGATTTTATCGGCAAAACACTGATGGTGATATCTGCTGTCAAGGGAGGCCTGCCCCGGCGAATGGTGCCGCTGAATAAAGAGATTTTGAACCACCTGGGGAAATGGTACGACGAGGACAGAAAGGCAGGGGTTGGTTGTATCGTCCATTACAACGGTGCCCAGGTTGGCAGTTTAAAAACCGCCTGGAGAAATGCAAAAGGCCGAGCCAGAGTGATGAGGAGGATCAGGCTATACGATATCCGTCATGCTTTTATAACGACGCTGTTGGAGCGCGGGGCGGACCTGAAGTCCGTGTCGGAGATTGTCGGTCATGCTTCCCCGGATATGACCATGCGAGTTTATCAGCACGTTTCGAGCGAGCTGAAGCGGCAGGCGGTAGACCTTTTGGGCTCTGGGGTAACTTACCCCATGGCACCCATTCGTAGGTAATGATTCCAAGATGTTACGAGCCAGAAATTACGCATTGCGAACGCGGGTTTTATGAAATTTAGACACATTATATCAGGTGTTTGTCTGGTTGGTTTTGGGGTATTTCACTGCTGTTACCCCAAAGGCGGACTCTGACATAAATTGACATTGGGCATTCTATCGGACAAATACCGAAATGTCCGATAGACGGCTAATCAATGATCTCGTAATCAAGGTTGTCTTTATCGACAATAACAATGCTCCCGCCGAGGTCGTCGTCAGTTGTTATATGGCAGTTGTACTCCTTCAGTATCTCCC